GTCATCAGACGGTGCTTCCTCACCTGTCAATAGTTGTTTGAGTTCGGCTACCTTAACAGCACCTATAGCCTTTAGACATTGTAGTTCATGCTCTTTGTCTGCAGTTATTCTTAGATTGGCTTGCACTACCTTGAGTGATTCAGTAGCCGCCTCTGTAAAATCTTCAATGTTATATTCTACTTTATCAATAGTAACAGTTGTCATAGTTGTTCTTCCTTTATGTAAGTATAATCAATTAGGGGTTTAACGGCGGCCTGACTTACCTTAGACTCCATAGTCATTAGATCAGGCCAACACTTCTTCTTGTGGTCACACCAACCACAGGTTTTATTTAGTTTAAAGTTACCACTAGGCTTCCTACGGTATGTCTCTTCTTCTGGTTCAAAGCAACGAGCAAAGGGTTCATCATTAGTAATGTAATCTACTGTACCCTTTACTGTTTCCATCACAGCATCTGCATCTGCTTCTTCTGCAGGTACATACTTAAAGCTACCATTTACTTTGTTGATTACCCACCAACCTCCAACCTCTTTGCCGGAAGCTCTAGCATAACCTACAAGTTGAGCTATGTAACCGAAGTCATCATTGCCTTTAAGAGTTTCATAATTAGTAAACTTATTATCATAGCCGTAAGGTGTAGTAGACTTAACATCATCTACCTTGTTGTCTAAGATCATATCGAACTCACCGTTGATAGATGTGTCACCTACCTTAAGTGTAACGTTATCGTTGTCCTTAAACTCTACTCCAGAGGCACGTAGTATGCCTTTGAATATAGCTTCAGTCCAATCTCCCATCAGCATGTTAAGCATAAAGGATGTAGGTTTATTTACGTCAGTCTCTGGGTCATTCTTAGCAAACCATAGCTGACATCTTGGTCTTCCTATGTTAGACATACGTAAACGAAACTCGTCACGAGGCTCACCATTGAACTGCTTTTGTAAAGCGGCAACCACATCAGTGGCTACCTGCTCTATTATTTCATCACTCATAGAAGCCTTACCCTCTATAGCAGAACGTAAGAAAGAGTGTACTGATAACTCAGCAGGGTGGATCATCCCTCAAACTCTTTGACTTCTACTATAGATCCTACCATCTCTAAATCATCATCAGACATAGATACCTTAGCCATCTCATTGTGCTGACTCTCTACCCATGTGTTAGTATTAGTAATCCATTCAAGGAAAGACTTAAGTGTCTGGCTATCCTCTGGTGCATAAGAAACTTTCATACCTAATGACGGAACAATGACAGCATACTTACCACCACTATTCATGTCACGCTTAGCACTACCTAGATTAAGTGTGTGCTCTACAGGTGTAAGTTTCTTAGCCATGATCTGAGCTAAGGCTGAATCAATAGCTTTGTTTGACTCAGTATTCCTTGAGTCCATTACAAATGGGATCTCTTCATCGTAACCCTTTACTGTATTACCTTGTTCATCTATAGGCTTATCTAACTTGATCATACCTAGCATAACTTTTGTGCGCTTAACGTCACGTATGACTGACTTCATTTCTTCTGGTAGAGACTTAAAGTCTTTGATATAACCTGATGGCCTACCACAATTGTGTCTACCTGATGTGTCCTTTAAGTCTACATTCAGATTTCCCGAAAGTAATGTCTTGTGCATAGTTTTTGTACCTTCATCCCATCGTTGCCATTGCATACGTTGAGAGAACAATCTCATTGTGAGTGTCTTGCTATAAACAACTTCACCATCAGGCATTGTTACTTGATACGATCCAATAGGTACAACAATCTTCTCGTCACCTTCTGCATCCTCTACTGTAAGGGCTGAGTGTATCTGTTTAATACGTGCCAGTGTGGACTGTGACCCACCTGTTGATGTTGACATACCCATAGCCTCCGCTAATGACATGCCTTCTACGTTTAGTGTTTGTAATTCTGTGCTCATATCTTTTCCTTTATGTATGAGGGTTTCAGGGAAGCTAAGTTATACCGTCAAACGTCCTTTGTGTCAAGCCAATTCGGGCCAATCTTAGCCTCTAATAATAAGGGTACATTCATCTTAACCTTATAGTACTTATAGATGATATCATTCAGATCCATGTTTAAAGAATTGATGATCTCTATCACCTGATCCTTCTCGTATGGGTGGATGTCTATCACCATTGAATCATGCACACTGTTGACTACCTTAGATCTCATAGACATAAGCCTATCCTCTAACTCTAGTAGTACTACAGGTACACAATCACCAGTGGCAAACCCTTGCACCGGATAGTTCTTTATCATGGTGAAGTTAGTAGGCATACCATTGGGTCTTCTCTCTGTGTTAGGGAAAGCATACTGCCTACCGCCAACGTTAGTAATCTTCTGAAAGCGTATGGCCTCATCGCCTAGCTTCTTGTGCCATGCCGCTATACCTTTGTACTTCTTAATGAAGTGTGTGTAGTACGCCGCCTCAGCAGGGCTTCTACCGTACCCTGTAGCCCCGAAGAGAGGGGCGAAGGTATGTGCCTTAGCATCTTGTCTAGAGGTAGGCTGACCGGCCTCTGAGATAACCTTAGCGGTGTAGCTATGCACATCAAAGCCTGTGTCTATCTCTTTCATGGCTGTAGTATCTTGAGATAAGAATGCGGCGACACGAAACTCTAGCTGAGCAAAGTCAGCCTCCATCACGTAGCCACCCTCCCATCGAGACACGAACACCTTCTTAACAGGGAACGTACCACCTCTCGGCATGTTCTGCATGTTAGGGTTACGCCCTGAGAACCTACCTGTACTAGTGATGTGTTGGGTTAGAGCTACGTGTAGGAAGCCATCCTCTTTTGTGAATACAGATATACCCTCAACAAAACTAGACAGGTAACTACTGATAGCGGATAGACGTTTAAGATCTCCTAAGAAGTCAACCGCACTGTCCATACCATTAGCTCTAGCTGTAGACATTAACGTATCTAAGTTGTCCTTGCCTGTACTAAAGCCGTTAGCACTTACCCATTTCTTTGAGGGGGGCATGAAGCCTAGCCCTGCCATCTGATTAGTCTTCTTAAGCTGATAGCCTCTAGCCTCGCAAGGCTTACACTTGTTAGGTCTAGCAAACTTAGTACCATCCTTCTTGATACGGTGCACACTACCCTCACCCTTACACTCAGGACAAGTGAACGCTGTAGTCTTACGTATCATTGTACTGTTAGCATTGACTGCACTCTTATACTCTTTGTCTGTCTTGGTGTGATCAAATAGATCTACCCACTCTTTCTTATTGACAGGCCTCCTACTGTATACAACCTCCGACATCTGAGCAGGGCTGTTAAGATTGATAGGTGTGTCACCCATAAGGTTACGTACCTTGATGCCTAGCCTACCTTCAATGTCTGCCTTCTCTTCTTCAAACTGCTTACGCACCTCATCCAATGCCTTCAAGTCTACCTTGATGCCTGATGAATACATACGAGACAATGCCAAGCATACCTTGAATGTTATGTCTCTTATGTTACGTAATGATTCACTCTCAGGTTGAGCATAGTCTGCCTCAATGTCTATATACAAGGCACGAGTAGTAGATAGATCACACTGTAAGTAGTACGTAAGTTCCTTGAGTGGTATCTCATTTGTATTGTAACCATCCTTAAAGTATTTCTTTAGTGTGTCATCCTTCTGAAAGTCTAGCTTACGTCTTATCGCACACTCACCTAACGCCAGTGACTTCTTCTTGAAAGCCCCAGTGTATGTCATCTCAATATGATTGCCTCTCATTAGCACATACTCAGCTAACATCGTATCATATATAAGACCGTCATACTTGAACCCACTCTCCCATAGCCAAGGCATATCGTGTTGCCCATTGTGTAGGATCAGTAGCGTTGTTCTATCTAGATAATCTTGTAGTGCTTTAGCTTGACTACCATCATAGTCATTAGCCTCTGTATGATCAAAGTTATATATAGCTTGGTTGCCTGATACAACTTCCTGTACACCTACCTGTACTAACTTATTGGTTGCCTCGAAAGGATCGAGGTGCATCTTGCCACCCCTATGTGTGACTGTGTTCTCTACATCAAGAACTAATTCCATAGTCTACTCCTTTCTATGCTAAGTACTGTGACCTAGCTCCATCTAATGTACATGTAATCTTGCCATGCCATCCTCCTTGTAGCTTATTCTTAGCTATAACTAAATACCTTTGTGAATCATCTGCATCATCTGCGGTGTCTGCTAGTACAGGGTTCTTAGATATCAACACCATGAGGTCAGCCTCAGCCGCCTTGCCTGTCTTAGATCCCTCAAGCATAGACTGATCAGGGTTGACCATACCTTCTGCCGCCGCAGATAACTGAGACATCCATAT